TTTTTTGTTTTGCAACATAAAGCGAGGCATCTGAGCCTACTCCGGGAAAGATAGCTGTAATGCCTGATGGGTCTCCATCTCCTGGGACACCGATATCAATGTTTCCGGCTCCTGTTCCGTGGTCAAAGGGATTTCCTACATCGCTATAGTAGAGCTTATCTAAGTTTCCTTTAACACCGGCTATGAACAAGCGTCCTCTAAAAGCCCTTAAAATCCATCCTAATGGAAGAGTTCCACTGGAAGAGGTCATGGTTACAAAGTTTGCGCTAGAGGACATGTTATTCCAAACTCTTAAAACATTTGCAGTTGTTCCATCTTGTTTAAAACCAAGGATCATATCCTCAGTCATAACAGCTCCGGTTACATAACCATGTCTAGCAATGAATCCGGTGGATGTGTTTCTTGCGACGTAGAGAGTAGTTGAGTTTGTTGACCAGTTAACTCCGTAAAAGATTGGAGTTATGGCTGTTGGATTTAAATTCTGCCCTACAGTCACTATTGCTGCACGTTTACCTGCATTTGTGTAAGACCAGGCATCGTGCACATAAATCATCTTGGCAGTGACAGTGCCACTAGATTTAAAAGTGATGGGATTGAAATAGACTTGGCCACCGCGCTTCCTGCGTGAGCCAGAGTTAGTAAACTGGATGTTGTCGGCTTGAGTCAGTTGGTTCTGATCAGCAATAATAGGGTCTACGGAGACTTGAAGTCCACCAGACCAGGGATATAAGCTGAGCAGTTTAGAAGCCATTGTTAGTCGCGAAGCCTTCTGTCGAAAGTTCGACCAAAGAATCGTCCTCTGCCTGGGCGTTTATATTGAATCGCCATTGTTGGCTGATCCGCTGTGGGAGAAAACTCTCCATCTAAAGCAGCCATGTTAGTTTCAAACTCTGTTTTGTAGGAAGCTGCGTAGGCATCATTTCTGTGAAAAGCGTAAAGCTTCCACATTCCATAGTTATAAAGAAGAGCTCCTCTATGCTGAGCTGGTATCTGAGGAACGGAAGCTATAGTAGTCATCTCAGCAAGATCTTCTTGAACATCTACTTTTAATGTGATGGCTCTGTTAGGAGAGGGCCATAGTTTAAGAAGAGGTTGATCAGAGGAATTAGTTGTATAAACCGTATAGTGAGTGGGATAATCAAGTCTTCCTGGATCTACTGCCTGAAGAGCAAAGAACTCTTGGGGTCCAAGGGGCTGAAGAGGATTTGTTTGATAGGCGTGTGTTACTTGATAAACGTCTTTAACGTTAGAATTTAAATAGACACCACTTTCAAACATTTGAATGGAGGCTGAAGTAGAGCTTGTTCCTAAAAAGGGAGTTGAAAGCTGAATAATCAGGCCAGTAATAGACGATACTGGCAGAATCTCTTGAAAGCCGCTTACTTTTACATAGAGATTGCGTTGATAGGATGGTAGTGTAATTGTGGCATCTTGAGCAGTGATTTGAAGACTGTTAAGAGTCACTGTTGCAGAGGAGTCGACAGAGGCTACTGTTTGTACGTAGTAGGTCTTATCTAACCACTCCTTCTTTTTTCTCATGATGATCTTCTCTTGGCCTTCGTTGAGCCATCGGATCATTTGAGCGACACGAATAGTGTCAGTAGTTTCCTTAGCGTCAGTTAAAACTGCTTGTGCAATATCTCCGACTGTTTCATAAACACTGTTAGCCATATAAATTAAACCGCTTTCGTTCCTGTGGCGTAAAACCAGTTTGTTCCATCAGACCAGCACAGGTATTCGTTTGTTCCGCCATTGTTATCATTAACAATTCCAACAAAACCTGAGCCAACTGTTGCTGGTGTGCCAAAAGCTGAATCAAGTTCTGCGTCGGTCGGTGGGTTAGCTGTGTTGGCTGTCGAAACTTTTGTTCGAATACCATTAGTAGAAGCGTTTACAATTCCACCAAAATCGGACTGAGCCGTTCCTGTTTGAGAAATGAATCGACTGCCTGTGAAGGAGGTGTTGTCTGCAAAGCTTGCGTTGTTTGTTCCACGTGTTGGTGTTGTAGCAAAGTAGCTGATGTAGCGTGTGACAGAGGAGCCTAATCCAAGGGCTGTATTATCTGCGTAGAAATGATAGAAGTTTGGAACAGTAAATGAAGCGGCGGCTGTCGTAATAGAAGAGGCTACACCAAAAGCTTGGGTGGTAGCACTTGATGTTACTGCGTTTGCTATATTTAGGCCGCCTTGTGTAGTACCACTAAGCGTAGTTGCTTGTCCAAGCCGTAGAGAATAGTTTGCAGAGCTTGAGCCATCAATGCCCGCTCGTCTTACAACGCCTAGTGCTCCATTTACACTATGTGTTGCAGTAGAAGATGCAATTCCAAGAGTAATTGCTCCAGAGGAGTTGTCAAACTCCATAATAACACTTGAGTTAAGTGTAGAAGCTCGACACAACTGAAAATTTTGTGTAGTGTGAATGCCAAAGGTCCAGTTTGCGCTGGGTCTTTCAAAGCCTAATGATGGAACTCCTGAGCCGTCCACATCAATAAGAATATAAGCATCTCCAGTAGTTAGAGAGTTGTTATTTACCTCAAAAAATACTGGTGCGCTTGGACTGTCTGCTAAAACAGATAAGCTACTAAACACGGCTGCACTAGACCATAAGGCTTGTGAATTTGGTCCGTTAGACGTTAGAATCTGTCCAGCAGTTCCTGGACCTAGTTCTCCCGTTGTGGGATCTTGAATGGCGAATAGTTTTTTAATCGCCAAGTTATCGAATACGGTATAGCCGTCTGGAAGTGGCATCTTAAGGGAGCTCCTCCCCTAACCGTTAAGGATTAGGGTTGTTTTTTGTTTGATTTAGAATTGTAATAGTCAAGCGCTGGGTTCCACCAGAAGCTCGAGCATAAAAACCATTCAAATCATACGGATAAATTTGTGTGTCTACCTTGTTAAAGGGAGAAAATGACACAGACTCTCCAGCATTCAATGGGATACCAATTGGAGAAGCTCCAGCAACAACATTAGATCCGCCTACATAAAGGGTTCCTGTGTTATTTCTAGCTGCTGAAACTACAAAAGCGGGAACAGATAGTGTTACGCTTCTTAAGACAACGGCTGCTGTGCTTGTTACTGATTTTTGAAGAGACTGTGGGACTACGAGTGTAGAATAAGGCATTGTTAAAATCTCTTTTAATTAAAGGGTTTTAAAGGTTTCTTAGAAGAACTCTTTTTAGGGGTTTTTTTAGCTGGAGCTGGTTCGCTTGGCTCATTAAAAGCTTTTCCGGCTTCCCATCCACCTTTAGCACCGAATACGGAACTTACAGGGTTAACGGGGTTTTTGTGCATGGTTAAATAAGCTGGATATGCACCTTTCCATTTAGGGCCGTTAGGGCCTTTTGCGTCTTTCATAATTTTTCAAATCCTCAACTCTCAAAAAAAGAAGGGAGAGATGCCATAAAGACACCTCTCCCCCAAGTAAATAGCTGGACGGATTAACCGTTACCAGCCGTACCAACAATACCGCGCCAGTCGTTAATGTCGACTGATTGACGGTAGTTAGCGACGTAGTAAAGCACGCCAGCGAGAACATCTTCATGCATCTTTTGGCTAAGCGCTTCACGATCCAAGATCATAAGACCATGATCTTCCGGTTTCGATTGAACCCAGAAAGCATCAGGATCTGTGATGAAGGGAGAGCTAACGACGGTAAGACCGCCATCCATACCCAAAGAGTTGATGTTGTTGTTCGCGACGTCAGCTTTGTAAGGAGACTTCACGTATTCACAAGCAACATGTCGGCTTTCCTCAGGAACAACAACCACTGAAGGTCTGATGTAGAGGCGTTTACCGGCTTGGTCTTGCGTCTTACGGAGAGTTTGTTCTGCCGTTTGGAGGGTCGAGTAAGCGATGTCAACCGTTCCCAAGCTGTTGGATTGGTTACCAATAGGCGAGGGGTGAGCGGATGAAATTAAAGCAACTCCGTCCCAAGACGTAGCAGTGCTGAAGCTGTTGTTGTAAATATTCATCGCGGTGATGAGTTGCGTTTCACGGGCCGAACGACCAAGTGAACGAACCATTTTTTGGATGATATCAAACCGAGCATCTGCAATCATTTCATCGGAAATACCGATAGCTTTTGCATACTTAATGATTGTGTGCGTCTTGTTGTAGGATTGGTTAAAATCCTCTTTAGCAGCTTGCTCGGCTTCGCCTGTTACGTTGAACGTTCCAAGTGAAGTAATAGAGCTGTATTGTTTAATTTCTCGATCTGTGCTATCCATTGAGAACAGCATCGCGCGAGGATCTTCAGCAGATTGATACGCATCCAGCATGACTTCGTCAAGGGCTGGGAGAGCGTCTACGCCGAAGATGTCTTTAAAGTTCTGTTGTAAATTTAACATATTTTAATCTTCTTCTTTTCTTAAGGGTTAAACGCTGATTTGTCCGGTACGGAAAGCGTGGTTGTTAATTTGAACTTCTAAGATCTGTCCTGCACCAAAGCTGTTTCCAACTCGGCGAGAAAGACGGAGAGCTTTTAATCCAGCTCCGATAGTAGCGCTGGAAGAGCCGAGTTTAGAAGCCGATTGACCTGTAGCTGATGTTCCAGCAGCGACAGAATAATTGTAGTTCAAAAGCAAGCTGGTTTGAGACAGCACCGCTGTTGCTACAATTTCATATACTTGGTTAGGATCATCACAAACTGCAATCATTTGTGCCGATGCGGGAGTTCCTGTGTCAGCTAAACAAACGCCTAAGAAGGGTCCGTTAACTGCTGTTGCTCGCGCAACGTTACCTGAAGAATCAAGAGCGACGAGATCGCCTTTGAAAATGCGGGCTGTCGAGGAAAGAATACGATAGTAATTACATCGTGTTTCTTCTCCGCTAAGTCCCTTGACTGGTTTAAGACCGAATGCTGATGCCATAGTCTTTTAAGTTTCCTTTTTAAAGATGACCAGCACTCGGCTTGAAGTGAAGGTCGGTTATTAGTTAATATCTAAATTGAACTTAATTTTGCCACCGAGTTTTTTAACCTCGTGGCTAAGCCGTTCAACCTCTTGTCCAATCCCTCCCAATAAAGCTTGGGTTTGGAGTTGAGTAGCCTCTGCTTTTTCTTGTACTCTAGCCTCATATTCCTCTAAGGGCATTTGAGCTAAAATAACATCTCGGTAGCGAAGAATCTCATTGGTTTTTGGATTCTTAGCTGGTACCCATCCCCGAGGATCGTATCCATCGGAGCGTGAGTTGATCGTCTCTGAGTTAATCCATCTGTGAGCGTGGGTTTCTGTTGGAAACCAATCTGGAAGCTCGTAAGCCGATCGTCCTAACTTTTTGCCAGTCACTTTTTTAGTTGGTTGCTGGTCTTTTTCTTTTACTGACATGATCTTAATCTCCTTTTCCGTATCTGTTTGGATCAGACTTGATACGTTGTTCTAATTTCTTGGCGTCTATGTTAAAAAAGCGTTTAAGTAGGGAAGCATTCATCTTGGGAGCTTGTTCCTTCTTCGTTTCTTTTGAAGAAGAGCCACCTTCACCAAGGATTCGGCTTCGACGGCTATCATCTCTTCGATAATGCTCGTCTTTTCGCTTTTCATAGAGGCCCAATTTACGTGCTGCGCTTTCGGCGGCAGTTAAAGGAGACTCAATATCATCTTCACGGTAACGACTGAACTCTCTATCAGCCAGTTTGAAGAACTTTTCATCGTAAAGTTCATTCTCTGGATCGAGTTCTGGGTAAATCTCTAGTGCTTTAGCCCAAGATTCCTTTTGTTTTTCCTTGATTTGCTCTTTGTAGACTTGGTTTACACGTGCATCTACATAAGCTTTCGGATCTATGTCCGCATCGAGGTTAATGGTGGTCTTGGGAGCTCGTTGACTATCAACGTAGGAGACTAGTTGATCGAGTTTTGAAGCTAAGTCGTTGAGTTTCTTCTCTGTTTTGCGACTCAGTTCAGCTACTCGGTTCTCAACTGGTACTTGTTTAGAGGTTTGGGTGGCTCCATCACCTGCTGTTGACGAATCAGCAGTAACGTCGTTGTCGTTTTCCATGTTTTTCTTTTCCTTTTAACGTCTTTCGACGGCTTCTTTTGACGCTTTGGCTACTTCGTTATCTCTAGCAGATTTTAACTGCTTGATAGCTTCCATGCCGCCGCGGATTCTAGCATATTCTAAAGCTACTTTCGAGGCTTCAGAGGTATCTAATGTCAGCATTTTGCTAGATAATGCTGCAAACAATCGGTCTTCTAGAGCTTCCTGCGCTTTAAATTCCTCTGTAGATTTGAGGCCGCGAAGGTAAGCACTAATTTGACGTTCTGTCAATACCATGCGAATATTATACCATACTCTCTTTTTAGGCTTGAGGAGGTTGGTCCGCAATGCCTGCTGAAGTCATTTGCTCTAGGTTTTGGGGCACTCCGCCTTGTGGATTGCCCATGCCTGCGGCTATCTCTGCTGACACGCCTGGGTTATATCCTTGGTTCTGGATGAGTGGGTTATTCGCTTGTGCATTCATCGCATTAGCCATCTGCTCGTGCCAATCCTTGTATTCCAGATACAGAGGAAGATGCTCATCATCTAAGAGACCAAAATCATCGGATTGCTCAAACTCATTAAAGAGAGCTAACTTCTGTTCGTGCTTATCTTTAACGTCCTTAGGAAGTCTAATCCCGCCTAAGATAGCTGAGAGTTCATCTTTGGCTGAGTAGGGGTTGTCTTGAACATCTTCTGGTTTAGTTAGGTAAGCATCAATGTTCTTGACTTCTGATTTAACAAGCATGTTGCGAGCTGCTTGATAAAGGTTTCCAGAAGACGCAATTCCCGCTTGCAAAAAGATGGGGTTTGAAACTGTCTGAAGAATCATCTGAGCTGTTTCTCTTTGAACTGCCTTGTTAGACGTTGAAGAGTTACCAGCCAGTTCATAGTCAGTCGACCATTTCAAATCATCTCTGTTGTCAAATCTCATGTATGTGTTCTTACCATCAAGTCCAGCAACACGAATCATTGAGCCTAGCGGGAGAAGATCTTGTAACTGAAGATCAAGAATGTGAAGGTTTCGTTTAAAGCCACGTTGATAACGACGAATGAGAATGTCCAAGTTCACATTCATTTCGCTGACAAGAGCTGCTGCTCCTGTGGCGGTTCGTCCGAGACCTTGCTGAGATTGTTGGCCTAAGGCAAGAGGACTAAGAGAGGTTGCATTCTCAGCATAGGAAGTGACTTTAGCTTCTTCGTTAAATCCATAAGCAGTGTTGCCTTGGAATTGTGGGAAGGAAACATCTCCGTTTGGATCGTCAAGTGGAATACCTTTACCAGGTCCTACTTTGATAGTCTGTGGGTTAACTCCTGAGGCTGCTCGATAGAAGAAGAAAGGAACATTCTGAAGTGTGCCAAAATCAAGGCGCATATTGTGGATGGCGTCTACTTCGTTGTTAAGACCGTAAAGCATTTCACCAAAGCCGATGCCGTAGGGAGATCCTTTTCGTGGGATAAGTTTCTTAAGAGTAAAGGGGCGCTTGCCTCCTGGTCCTACACGCTCAAGATAAGTTAAACGAAGAATCTCTCTTGAGGACTCTTCCATCCAAGCTACTAGCTCTTCATCAATTCCGTCATCATCAATGTCGTATCGGAAGTAAACTTCGTAAATGATGTAGGAGCGAATACCTGCTGAAGTAGCTCCTTTGTTAATACCAGAGGCATACTCGTCAAGTTGTTTTAAAACTGATTGATCACCTTTAGTAAAGGTGTCACCAAGAACTTGGGGTTCTTTTGCTACTACGCGTTGTGTCGCATCTGCTCTAAAGAATCCTAGATTGGACATCTTAATAAGATCGGAGCGTGTATATTGCTGACGATGAGCAACCATGTCAGCAGAGTCTACGTCTTCAGCATTATCGCCGATGATATAGAAATCTTCTAACTTAACGGTCTCAAGCATTGGGCCGTCATAAACAATCTCTTCTCGCTCAACTTCTTTTTCTTCATATTTAGGATGACCGTTATCATCTAACTGAATTGGTCGAATGAGCTTCTCTTCAACATCTACGAATTTTCTAACGTCTCTTTTCCAGGGTTGTTTGGTAACAGAGGTTCCGTCAGCTACAAAGCTCCAGATGTCCTGGTCAATAGCTGCTTCCCAGCCATCTCCATTGTTAGCAAAATCAGTAACAGCCCAATTAAGAATTGTTTCTTTAGTTTCTTGCTTTTCTTCTGAGACAGCGGTTCTTGGTTTAAGAGAGAAGATGGGGTCCATGCCCATGACTGCGTTATAGATACGGGCATGCATTGCTTTGATATGGGAGAAGGCCAGTGGAACATGAACATCAGAAGCGCCTTCAAAAGCTGGGTTAAGTCCAGTGCGTTGAAAGTTGGTCCAGATTTCTCTGTAGTTAGCTAAACGATCAATAAACTCAGTTCGTTCGTCTTGGGATGACTCAATTTGCTGATCAATATAAGTAGCAATCTTTGTGTATTTAACTTCTTCAAGATTAGCCAGCTTCTTTGGAATTCTATATCGAAGATTAAGTTCAACATCTTTGTTGATACTGGTGTCGTAGTCTTTACCAGTGATGTTGTTCTTGCCGCCAGCTAGACCATTGCCTGCAGCTTCTTCGCCAACTTTGGTTTGCTTACCTTTACCGGTACCTCCGGCATTAAGATCAAATTCTTTAAAGTTGTAGGCAGCTCCACCAGCTACACTGCTAGAAGACACGGATTTGGGAGCGGGGGCTTTGAATTCTTGGAAGTCAGAAAGGGATACTTTCTTGCCTTTCTCAGGTGCTCCTCCGCTCTTCTTTGCTTTTAAAGGTTCTTTGGGGAGTGGGGCGGCCTCGTTATTAGAAGCGGCTTTAAGGGCAGTATCTTGTTTAACGGGAGCGATAGCTTGAAACTCTGGGAGTTCAACACTCTTACCTGCTTGTTTAAAACCTTGAGTAACGGCTGAGAGAATACTCTTAACTCCGTCAACAAGCTTGTTGCGCTTTTCGGGACCTCTAGGTTTATTGCGTTGTAGACCCGGTTTTTTAGGTCCTTTAGGAGGTAATTCAGCCATGACTCTATTGTAGCATAGTCACTTTTGTGTTAAGAACGACGCTTGTAAGCATGAGAGGTTGGTCCTGGGCTAGTGCCAAGGGAGGGTCTATGGCAAGGTTTAGACATAGCTATATAGCGTATGAGATCTACATAATCATCGTTGGTCTTTCTAACCTTCTCAGACTGGCCTTGCCTATCCTCGTTGTGATTCTCTTGCCAGCCATAAAGGGAGAGGTCTGAGATTGTGCCTATGCAGTTTTCAAACATGAAGAGTCTTTTGTCTTTGAAGAGCTTCTTCACACAAATGATTCCGTCATGCACGGCTTTCTCTTCCTGTCTTACAGGGGAGACTCTGATGCCGTGCTTAGCCAGGATCTCAATAGCGGATCGACCTGTCCAGTCTTTAGCAACACCAGAGTTATCTATGAGTCTTTTGACAACTCGGTATTTGTGTTCCTTCTCGATAGCGTTAACTTTAAGAGCTAAATCTTCTATGTCTTCTCCAGCTGTCTCATTGATGACAATGAGCTCTTCGTCTTTTGTCACTCCTATCCAAATAGCGGTTGACTTCTTTCTGGAGTGTGGGTCGATAGCGAAGTAGACGGGCCAGTCATTCGGAAAATCTTGCAGCTGTAGTACATGAACCTTTCGATCAAATTCCTTAAAGACTCTGCCTTGTAGAGCAGAGAACTCTCCGAACAATCGAACTCTCTTCTCGTCGTCAGTTAACCTAGATTCAAAGTCATCTACAAACTCTTTAGTCAGATAGGGGTTTTCGTAGATTGTTCCAGTGATAATTTCTGTATCTTTGTTTTGTCCAGTAATACCCGGCAGGTAAACATCTGTATAAAGCCAAGGCTCGCTAATAGGAGTTCCTGCCATAGCTACAAAGTAGTCGGGGTTATTTCTCAATCCTCGAAATGCTGCTACCCACAGTTTCCTAGGAGGACACTCATCTGAATAGAGAACATCTATGTTTGTTCCTTCTAGTTGAGCTGGGTCTTGGTCAAAGGAGTAGAAGGTGACTGTTTTACCGTTCTGCCATCTTAGTCTTCTGATGTGTGGGGAACCCATCTTATCTACTTGAGGAAAAAGGCTGGGGGGACACCACTGCTTGATTTCTCTTATATAATCCTCGATCTTTTGGAACCCCGGTATTAGAAACCATATTGTTCTTGCTTTAGTGGTATCTCTTTCTGGATGCCTGTCTAGGCAAGTGTAGATTAGGTCAATAGTTAGGGCGGTTGTTTTACCTACCGCGTTGGCAGCAAACATAGCTCGAAGTTTCTTTTGAGAAGAGAGAAACTGCTCTTGCGGTTTATTAGGAACAAAGGAATCTATCTTTGATTCTTGTTTCTTTAGCTCTTTTAGCTTTAAAGCTTTTAACAGCTCTATTTTTTGTTCTTTAGTTAGTTTCGATAGGTCTGCCATGGGTTTTAGTTACTTTCCCGCAAAAATGAATAAAGTCATCTAAGGAGGAAGCCCCTTTCATAAGATTTACTTGTCTGTGAACTAGCCAGACATTTCCTATTTCATAGCCTATGTTAGAATCAATTCGATCTATGCTAATAAGGTGTGCTTCGTTCTCTAAATCAAATGGGAGGTTTGTTAAAGCACATCTAGCTTCTTGTTTGTCGAATAGAGTTTTTAGATCTTCCGGTATGAGGTCAAAACTAAATCCTCTACGCTTAGCTCCTGATTTAGCTTTCTTAATCTTAGTTTTCCAAAAGTCTTTTCTAGCGCTTCTTAAGGATCTCACATTGTGACATGGTCGACAAACTACCCTGTCATCATATCGTCTATAGCTCCAGTTATCGTGGGTGCCGTGTACCCTGCACTCTTTCATAGTTCCCTTAACAACTCGTTGTAGGTCTTCTTGAGCTTTTTTCTTGTATATAAGACCTTTAGCATATTTTGCTTTTCGATCTTCGGCCTTACAAGTCTTACATGATATCTTAGAGCTTCCATGCCAAACGGCTACATACCAGTTAGAGTGAAATCCATGCTTGTCACAATAGGCAAAGTTACCCTGCTGAAACATTTTGTACTTAGGTATCTTTTTTGGCCGGTCCATGAGTGATGACCTCTTTTGCGTCTGCGACCACGTCCACGACTATGGCTTCTAGGAGCTCATTCTTTCTGGGCTTCCTCTTTTGAATCTTCTTAGCTTTGGGGGCTTCAAGAGCTGGCTGAGTTACCCCAAGCTTTCCCATCAGCTGCTTAATCTGGCTGTCAAGGTCCTGCTCAGCCATCTGGTTTAGATCCCCATAAACTGAGACTGATCTCTCAACAGCTTTCCCTGAGACTCTCTCCATGATCTTGTTAGCAGCGTTGAGTCTCACCTCAGCTTTGTGCTCTGGGCGCATCAGGTCAATCATTGTAGCCGCAGCTAGAGACTCAGAGTTCTTAAGAGCCTTTTCTGCAGATCCCCCCGCCTCGATAATCTTCATGAGCTTAGGCATCATCTCATCATAGATGCGAAGCTTGTCGAGTGATCGAAGCATGTCATCTTCATTCTTATTTCTCACTAGAAATGACTCCATCTTTGTCAGGTCCGATTTGGGCTTGAATGATTTCGATCTCTTCGTGGTCTTTGAAAGCTTCTTGGAGGGCACTCCATGCGTGCGACTCGTCTAGAGGAGCACTGGATTTTAGGCCCATTTTAAGGGTTACTAGTAGGGTGCTTCGTTTGTTAACTGTGGGGGCTGCTGACCTGAGCTTAGACATGTATTTATTATACCATTTCATAAATATGAGAATTTTACAGAGCCGCATAGGTCCGGGATTGAGGCGGCCCCCGTGGCCTCCATACTCCCCGCCCCTTGAGCAATCATGCAGCAATAACACACACATAGCTTATCCCTCTTATAAGCAGGGCTTGCGCCTTATACATAGCATATAGGTGGGTGGTTGGTGGGGTGTATCTAATAGAGGGTGGGGATGGGGCCAACATGTGTCGAGCGTATATTGGGGTTATAGAGCTTATACGTGGGTTTTAAATAGTATGAGCATACTATTCAATCGATTCTGATGCAAAAACAACAATGTCCGTGGGGATGGGACATTGATTTACAGAGATTTTCTTTTGTAAAAGGTATGTAAGTAACTGATAATAGTAAGTGTTTACTTACTTTCTTTGAGTAAAGACAACGAATACGTCTTATGCTTGCATTATATCACACTCAATCTTTGCGACATTTCTTGTCGCTTATTTCTTCAGTGATTTCAATTCCTTGTCATTTATGGGTCATCTATGACTCTAAATAGTATCTTTTAAGATTTCTTAACACTTAAATCCTCAATGATTTCAAGCTGGCTTAGTTGGCATGTTATCTGCATCATACTTAGAACATGATTATTACATTAGGTAAACAAAAAGCTTTAGAAGATCGGATCGAGAAGGAGTTCAGAAAGCTTACAGATGCTGAGCTTGCCGGTGATTATGAGGTAGTACGAGTTCATAGAGATAACTACGAGTACTACAAAGCCGAGCTTCAAGCTCTTAAAGACGCTGTAAAACAATCAATTAAGACTGGGAGATTATAATCATGACAATCATTCTTGCTATCCTTGGTGTTCTAGTTGCAATCGCTGTTCTAAACGTAATCATGCCCTTTATTATCGGCTTGCTGATGCTGGCTGTTGTAGTTGGTCTTCCTCTTCTCGGAGTTGCTTTTGTTGCCTCGCAAAATGCTTTTGCCGCTGTGCTTGTGTTTGGTAGCTTCATTGCTGTTGCGGCTCTTCTTGACTGGAAACGAACTAAGGGGCTGTTTAATGCTTAATCTCGTTGTAGCTTTATCAATCGGTGTTACTTTAACAATATACGCAATATGGAGAAGTCAAAAATGAAGAATAAAAAGAATGTAAATGATAGAAACATAAGTGAATTTGAAAAGTTACAGGTTAGTTATAAAGAGCTATGTGAGTGGCAGGACGCAAGACGTCGGTGCTTTGATCTTATGGTTGATGCAAGATCTAAAAGATCCTACTATCCTTATGCTCATCGAGCTAAGGAACTAAAGAAACAAGAGCAGCATTGGAAGCGAGCTTATTGGCACTGGGCAGAGAAGTGCAATGAAGCTTTATTTGGTAAGTGAGGTTGTTTTTATGTTAGATGTAGATAAGATGCCGCAGATTCCTTTTGAGATCTATGACGGCAGTTATGGTAAGACTGTCAAAGTTTTGGCGGGTTGCAAGGATGATGCCAACTCTCATGTTATTTACTTTGATTCCGACAAGCTGCTTTTGCTCTCTGATATAACTGCTAGTGTTAATAAGATATTTGATTCGCCGGGTGTTAAGAGACTGCTTATATGCCGTGAAAAGCCGCTTGACAATAGTATCGTAGTGAGATATTCTAATATTAAGAGGTGAGTATATGAGTTACAAAGCTGAGATTATAAGAGCCTTGATGGTCGGAATGATTCAAGAGAAAGTTAGACGTGGCTGGACTATCAGACCCAACTGTCTTCTTGAAGATGCTGCCGGAAATGTTTTCACATTTGATCTCAAACAAACTGACGATCAAGTTCTTGTAAATCTTAAGAAGGTTAATTTAGCTTAAGATACTATTGACTTTGACACAGTGTTCCAGTAAACTAGATTTAAGAGGTGCAAAATGAGCAATGAACGAGAATTCACATACTTAGCTAAAAACAAAAAATATAGAGTTAGAGTTTGGTCTGATATCGAAGCTCGTGGCGGAGAACGCGGTAAGGGAACTTCCACTAGTATGTGGGAATGTGACGCTAATGGTAACTGTCTTTACGGTATTAGAGGTGAGCAAGGTCCCTTCAGTGAAGCAGTCATCAAACGTTTAATCAAAGCCTTTAAAAACTACCCCCAAACTGAGGGTCGTTAACATGGGCTTAACCTATTGCTCTGGATGCCAACTAATCGAAGGTCCAACACAAGAGGACGAGCATGGCAATGTGGAGTGTGGTGAATGCCAAGAGCTCATTGAGTTTGTCCCTGAGCATGATGACTTTGAGGAGAGATAAAGATGAAACTAATAATCACCGAAAAGAAAATAAGAAATCTGGGCCCATGCAAAGATCGCCTTGATAACTTCTTAAAACATTATCCAAACTTTAAAGGAGATTTCACTTCCTTTCTTGATTTAGAGCAAATCACTCCCTCAGATAAAATCTGGGTAGTGATACGACTCATTCCCAGAGTTGTATTAGAAGAATTTGCAATCGATTGTGCGTCACATGCTTATGCTGCTGCTGATGCTTATGCTGATGCTTATGCTGCTGCTTATGCTGCTGCTGCTGCTTATGATGCTGTTTATGCTGATGCTAATGCTGCTGCTTATGCTTATGCTTATGCTAATGCTGCTGCTTATGCTGCTGATGCTGCTGCTTATGCTGCTGCTGCTGCTGCTGATGCTGTTTATGCTGATGCTAATGCTGCTGCTGCTGATGCTAATGCTGCTGCTGCTGATGCTAATGCTGCTGCTTATGCTGCTGCTGCTGCTTATGCTTATGCTTATGCTGCTGCTTATGATGCTGTTTATGCTGATGCTAAACAAAAAGAGCACCAACGTCAAATAGAGGCTTTGATTTGGTTAGTTCAAGATCATAAAGAGGAGAAGATCTAATGAAACTTCTTGTAACAATTAGTGCTATGTTTTTGTTACCAACTTTAGTGTCTGCCATCCCACAAGACAAGGCCCTTCATTTTGCCCTAGCTGGAACTGCTCAAGCTGTATGCACTGGAACCATGACTGCAATCACTGACTCTAAGACCGCATCTAACATTGGATGCTTCCTAGCCATCAATGCTGCTGGAGTTGCTAAGGAACTAACTGACCCAAGTCGTGGTGGAAATAGAGAGCTTGGAGATATTGGAGCTAATCTTTTAGGTTCTGGTCTTGTTGGATTGACTATTGAGATCGGTTTCTAATTTAGCTAGAACTAATTGGCCAGAGGGAGAGTTCCTAGGGAAGTCTAAGATCCGACTGCTATCAAGACCTAGGCGCTTTCCCAAAGCTATCATCTCGAGCTCCAAAGCATCATAAGTAACATCAGGAATTTGAAGATCTTTAAGTCTACTTGGGTGTACTTTCTCAGGCAGATAATAAGCTGCCTTATATTCTAAAAGCTTCCATCTCAACTCTATGTAGCGTTTCTTACTCATGGATCTAACTTACAGCTATCTCGATCATAGAGAAGCACTTGTGCTTTATCAGATGCATCGTTGAATGGATAGCGAACATGTTTCACATAGACATTGAGAGCGTCTTGATGCTCTTTAGAGCGCTCTAATTGAATATAGTTATCTGGATTTTGTGTCCATGCTGCTCCTCCGTAAGGACGGATGCCGGTTCCCTCTCTAGGGGGAGTTATTGGATAGGGAGATTGAACCACTGAAACGATGTGGGTTTCCTTCTCTCGACAAAGCTTAGCAATATCTTGAGCCAACGATTGATTCATTGCTGCGTCAGTCATATCCTTAACAAGGAATCCAACGTGGTCCAAGATAACTAGATCATAATGTTTATCGTCAAAGTTAGAGTTGATCCACTCCTTTACTTCATCCCAAGGGCAGTGACCAAACTTTTTAAGCATTTTAATGTTTTTGAGGTAAGGAGCAGTAGCAAGAATTCCGGCTGAGACTTCTCGTACTTCTTCATATGGAATAGAGCGAAGATTGATTCCACCAGCAATGGATAGCAGAGTAGGAAAGAAGTGATTCTCTGGTGTCATCTCAAATGAGATCACAAGAACGCTCTTATTCTGCTGAACAACGTTATGAACAATGTTGTTGACGAATGTGGACTTTCCAATCTTAGCAAAGGAGTTAACCACCGTCATCTCTGAAGGTCTAAGCCCTCCACCTAAGGAGACGTCAATGTTCTTAAAGCCTGTTGAGACTCCCTTAGTCTTCTCTCGGTTACAGATGAAATCCATCATCTGGTCCCAAATCTTAGAGATGTTTACTGTCTGCTTCTCAAGCTCAGACATAGTGGCATTCTTAAGCCAGGTTCCCAGAGCTTCTCTACCTTCTTCTTGGTAGGTTTGAGAGAGATCTTTGGCGGATGGCGGAAAGATGGCAGTAAATGGAATCCAAGCTGCTTTAAGAGCATCTAGTCCTTCCTGTCCTGCCTCATCGTTATCAAGACAAGCAAAGATGGATGAATAACGCTTAAACTCTTTAGCATGGTCTTGTGTGATCTTATTGGTTTGAAGAGCTAGGATATCCCCATTGAATCCTGCCATCTGAGCAGCGATAGCATCAATCTCACCTTCTACCAGTAAGAGTTTACGCTTGTTTGAACCAGGTAGCCAGTAGTTGCCTATCTTAGAGCCTGTCTCAGCCAAATACTTAGACTGTCCTTCCACAGGGTTAAGAATCCTATACTTGATTCCTTGAAGCTCCTTTTGGAGGTTCGTAACTGGTATGACAAGTGCCTTAAGCTCGGGGTTATAGGTTAATCCATAATTAGACTCGAGAATCATAAGATCTGTGTCTGGAAACCTACGTCTCAAGTAGTTCCTAGACTCTTCAGCTGGTTCAAAGTCTCTTAAACGACTTCTATCTAAAGGCTTCTTAGCTGTGATTGAGACGATGTTAAGCTCTTCGAGGTTTAGATTCTGGGCTTTGCCTGACGCCGTGCATCTAAAGCAGTGCCAGGTGTCTTTCTCGATGTTTACATAGCACTGGGGGTCAAATCGACCCTTTAAAGAGGTGTTGTCACAGTCGGGGCAGTTAATCCTGATCTCTTGGGTTGTATTTGTCATCAAAATTGAATCTCCTCGATTGGGATGTTGCTAACCCTTGGGCAAGTGAAAAAAGTACCATTATAAGCAGGATAAACGGCTTGGTTGCATGTTTTATAGGGGCTTCGAAACAGTAAAGCGTTTATAAAGCTGACCCTCTTCTTTTTCAGTTCTAGGTACTTTAATGATCTTTTTAACAGCTTTAAAAGCTTCTTTAGGGAATTTAAAGATCATCTCTTCTCCCTTTAAAAACTGGTAGTCTTTATAGGAGCTTATACCTAAAGCAGCAAGCTTTTGATATGCTCTCACACTGTCGACTAAGACCTTGTCACAGTCAGTGTAAATCATTCCGTAGTGTCCGACAAGTAGATTTTCATTATCTCTGGTTATCATTTTACTCTCTTTCTCTTCCTGGTTTACTGGCCAGCTATGGCCGTAGCTGCAGTCGTAGCCCTAGCCCTTGTGGATCTTGCATCCACAGTCAGCTCCGTGGTCTCCTTGAGAGGGTTCCTTTGTGGCTTTAGGACCTCTTGTTTGCTTGTTTAGATAGTTTAGGAGGCGGGCTCTGGCTTCAGCTCCCCTTTCGTCTGTGATGTGAAAGTATTCGTCTAAGTAGGAGCCTGAGGCTGCTAGTCGCTTGAGAGCCCTCAAGCTCACCTCTTCTTGTTCCTCGTTGACAACCTGGAATCTGCCTTTGGTGTGTCTGACGGTCAGCTTGGTCATGTTGACAGCCTATCAGCTTCTTGAGGGGAAGGCAAGGGGGAGAAAAAAGAAAAAGAAAGCTCTTGACGAAAAAACGAAGTGTGGTACAATTGTTAGTATCCCCCGGTTTGTTGCCACCGTCTATAGAGTTTCAACTGGTAGAGTTATTTATTGACAAGTTAGTTTGTGATTTAGATATAGCTATAGGTTAAATCTTCTGCGCCCCTATTTAAGGGGGCGCAAGTTAACAATAGAATATATAAAGATTAGTTTAGTTATTAGTAATTAGCTTCAGCTTAGACAATGGCAACAAACGCGAATCCCGCCACGTCAATGTCAATAAACATAGAAAGTTAGTTGTCTACACCGTAGGTAGTTGACAGCTGGGTTTACCCATGTTAAGCTAGCAACATGAGCATAATCACAGCAACAGCTAATGACTTCTTAATGACCAATGCTATTATTAAAACTAGAGGTCTAGAGATTAAACCAGCGGATGAAGCAGATCTCTATCACCTCCACGGCTTTAATGGAGCTCTAATTACAAGCTACCGGCCTAAGCCTTTAAATGAAATCATACAGCTTGTTATTGATATTCTCTCAGACCGAGACAGAGAGAGAGCCTTCTTCTTAAATGAAGGAGCTAGAGCTATGAGAATTACTCCTAAAGAGATGCAGCTTAGAGCACGAGCAGCAGTTAAGAAGAAAGTATCTCTGTGAAGCCTAAGTTTCCTAAGCCTTTCAATCTCTACTCAATCACCTCTCCCATCTGGAAGCTTAGCAATAACCTCTTTGACTCCTCCCTTCGATCTAAGATCTCAAACCCCCTCTACTATGACAATCACATTAAATACTTGAACTCTGGCTTCTATCGCTCAGTGTTAGGCTTAGATGTTGTCTGGGACAAGGAAGCTGAGGCTAAGCTAAACAAGGGATTAGACTTTGAGCTAGCTAGAGCAGAGAAGCATCTAGAGCATGAAGTAGCTGTTTATGAGATCATTAACCCCGTGAATGTTAGAGGCACTCTCTGGGTAAATGGGATCTTTCCAGAAGAAGCTCTTAAAGGTTTTCACCAGAATAAGACTCCAACTGGGACGATGAAGCTTCTAGCTGGTGAGAGAGTAACAGTTCGAAAGCTAGATGATGAAGAATGGTACCGGGTCGATGTTGAGAATTCAAAAGGTAGAATCTTAACCATCCACCCCAACTTTTGGAAAGGAATCGACAGCCACAATGCAAGACGTATTATCGACTCTAAACCGTATCGCCGAAGAATGTCTAGTCTGTACAAAGACATTAAAAATACGAGAACTAGAGGCAAAGCATCGAAGATGCAAAAAATGCCAAAGGGAATATGAGCGTGTCTGGTTTACCTCCCACGAAGAGTTTATCAACATGTTCAAAGGAAAGAACTAACTGGCTTCGCCGGATTAAACGATCTATCAGACATGATCTAGGTCCCCTCTGGTGGATTCCCCTTGACCCCCTTCTTGATGAGCCTCTCCTTAACTGCTATGATCTAGGCCTCTCAAACATCACTCCAGATGACGAGAGCTGGTTTAGAGCTCTAAAGCTAACCTCCCTTAAAAAAGTTAAAGTTGTCCTTCTAGGAGAAGAGCCTTACTATCAGCCTAATTATGCGGATGGATTAGCTTTTTCTAGAAAGCATGGGTGGGATGAGACTTCTTCCGTAAAGAATCTCTTTAAGGAGCTTAAAGGGGATCTAGGACACGAGCCCCCCAATCATGGTGACCTATCAGAGTGGGCTCGAAGAGGCGTGCTACTTCTTAACTGCTCACTGACTTGTGAGATAGGAAAGCCAGGCTCTGGCTCTAAACATAAATGGAATAAGGTAGTTGACAAGATCATTGATTTAGTTAACAATGAGAGTGAAGCTGTTGTTTGGCTGTTAATGGGAAAGGAAGCACAGAGTTATGAGAGTAAAATCAGAGGACACATTATTCGAACTGCCCACCCCTCCCCAAACTCCGCACATAGAGGATTCTTCTTCTCAAAGCCCTTCTCCTCTGTCAATGGACTTCTTGAAACCCCGATCGATTGGGAGCTTAAAAACAGATGAGTAATTTTATGATTGGTTTTCTTTGCACATTTATCAGTTGTTTGGTTTGCATTGGAGCTCTTCGAGCTATGGGAATTATCCGATTCACTGTAGAAGATAAAGATGATTAAATATATTATTCTCTTGCTGTTGTTAACATCTTGTGCTACGATGGGAACATATCACCTTGTTTTTGACAAGGGAGGTTTAGAGATCTACTCAAAACCTAGCTTAACAAAATGTCAATTAGACTATGTTTCTTTTACTGAAACTGAAGTTATCGAATTTTATGGAGCTCCCTGCAACGTGGAGCTAAGGAGACCAGTTGGAAGATCCAAGTGATGTTTTTTCGAGCGGTTGCTCTAGTTGTGGTCTTAAGACTTGGGCTTATGTTTTCCGCGGCCTTAGCTACAAGCTATGCTTTGATTGTAACGATCGAGAGAAGGAGCTTGCATGCGCTGTTATTAGACTTCTTCCTGACATTGATGCTGTGGAACCGCCTCTCTCGTATAGTTTTGTCTTGTCTCGAGGCTTTACGGACATGACTAAAGGAAAAGAATACTGCGATCGAGTCTGGGACTTCTCACCAGTTTATTTAGAGTAGGGAACTTAACAATGGCAACTCATTACAATGCATATCTCTTGGATAAAAATGGCGATACAGTCTTCTACAGAGATAAACCCGATCTCTCTAAAGGCGAACTCTTTATCTCAGTCTCTCAAATCCTTTCCATGCTTGGCGGCGGTGATTATTTAATTCGTTGGGCACTAAAAGAATTCGGGGGAGCTCTAGATCCAATCAGAGCTCATATGGATTACATGGACAAGGTATCAACTTTAGGATCTAAGTTACACAAATACATTGAATATGATCTTAAGAAGCAAGTCTATCCAGAGAATGAATTGACTGACGACATGGTTCCAGGCATCATGTCTTGGGAAGTTTTTAAGAGCGATCATGACATTGAGATGATCGACTCAGAGCGAGTACTTCACTCTAAGACTTATCGCTTTGCTGGAACTCTCGATCTTAGAATTAAGATTGATGGAAAGACCTACATTGCTGACCTTAAAACAGGCTCCATTCAAGACAAAGCATTCATCCAGTTATCAGCTTATAAAACAATGATGAAGGAAATGGGACTTTCTGATGGCTCAGAGGAGCTCTTAGTTCTTGGAGGCAATGACTCTAAAACTAAGGTAGCTGACGGTGGTCGCATGTTCATGCATACTACCGACAGCCGCTTCAAAGGCAGAGTCTCTGAAGAAGATCTCTTTACTCGTCTCATGTGTCTTCGAGAACTCTGGTATCAAGAAAATGTTAAGAGCCGTAAATGGGAGCCAATTATCAAAGACATGAGCAAGTTTACCGATCCCCTGATCGAAAGATTTAGATCGGCATTTGAACCACAAACGAAAATAAAAACAAAAAGAAAGAAAGAAAAACAATGAGCGACACACTTACATACACTAA